AACGCTGCGCCCCGGTTAGTGTCGTCGTATGTTTCTGCCATGCTTCTGGCTCCTTATGTTAATTGGGGAATTAACCCCCTTGGTTTACCACCCGCTTGATGCGGATGGGTTCTCTGATGAAAGACCTTTGGTCACTTGAACACCGCTAGATTGTTTAGCTGCTATGTTCCCGTCATCATCTTCTGGTGCAAGGCAAGCCATGCCTAGCAACCCGTAGCGTCTAGCGTAGGTTATAGCGCTGCCTAAGCCCTGCATGTCCTGCTTACTCAAGACAAGATAAACCTTGCTTGAGAAAGCTTCTCCTGAGGTGTGAAGTAGCTTTGTCTCTACATACACACCAAGCTCGTCACGGCCACACGGCTGCATGACAACAAACCCGTTCTCTTGGAACACCTTTGACGTAGCGTCAATCACTGCTTCGAGTGAGGCGTAACGGTTCTTGAAGTGTGGGTTGAGGCTGTCTTTCTTTACAGACTCCATTGCTTGCTGCGCTTTGAGCAGCGACTTGATTGCTGTATCAGTCATTGTTATTCTCCTCTAGTTTATCTTTAAGAAAGTCGCATGATGCTTTTCCGAATCCATAAATGTTTATAAATCTTTCGTTTATAAATTCGATTAACTTTTCTTCTGGTTTTGTGTTTAACATTAGTTCGGACAATGCTTCGTTTGCCGCTCCAATAGTTTTTATCATTGAGCATGCAAGGGCATATCGCAGATCGTTATCGATCATCTCTTGGTCTCCCTTTTTCTATCCATTCTTGTCGGTCTTTATGATAAAAGACTGAATCTACCATACTTAATCTTCGCCATGGTGGGTTCTCATATCCCGCAAAGACTTCATCAATGCTTTCACATTCATGTATAAAATGGCGGTGAACATCTCGTCCTTTTATCTTATTATAAAGAGGATTGTACTTTGCAATCAGGCTTTGCTCGCAACAGTATGCTTCTTTAATGCACTCAAACGGTTGGTACATAACGCGATTATCAATGCCAGCAAATGGCCTGTCGTTTGCTTGATGTTCTCTAATTCTTTTTTTAACATTCTTAGAGTACCCAATGTAGTATGGAAACAATTTACGTTTAGGAATAAAAGCATACACTCCTATCATATCCCCCTCCTCGTTATACGAATAGCTCCACGCTTGTCGCGCTTCGCGGTTAGATGATCGCAGTAAACTTCACGCTCATTGTCGCCAACCATATCTTTGATTTGTTTTTTGGCTGACTCAAATGCTTTGGCATCTGCCTCTAGAGTAACGTAAGTGTAGGCTGCGTCATTGAACTGGTTGTCTTGGCTGGCATCACGCTTGACCATGTTGTCCACCGACACCTTGTCAATGCTAAGTTGTATCGGCTGGTCATTACCAACTGGCTCTTCATCGCGAAGAACGTAACCCCAGAAGTCCGACACCACTGCCCACATAGAATTGAAATACTCTTCGTTGCGCCTGACATGAGCCGACTCCCATTTGTTATTGCCAAAGATAACAGATAGATGCGCACCTTCAGCCTTGGCTAGATGAATGTACAGCTGTAGCTGCGGCATGTAATACTCAATTACTTTATCCAAAGTATTGTATGAGTTGGTGTGCTTGGCCTCTACGATAGAGTCTTCGATAGAGTCTGCGACCATAGCATCTACTGTACCTTTGACTGGGACTGAACCAATCGTTTCTTCAAATGATTTCTGCACCCCGGTAAGTGTGCATTCATACTCATATGCAAACCAATTGAGATTAAAGTCCTCGGTGTACACACCCATCTGGACTGCGATGTTACGGGACAGATCTTCAGGCTCAACGCGTCCTGTCTTGACCTGCCATAACTCCAGCCAGTTCCCCTGCATTATTTTTACGCAGTCGGAACCACCTATGAAACCCTTGCGTTCCATGTTGTTCTCCTTTGTTATCTGTTATTAACCTACTGCTTATGTGCAGCTTAGGCAATAGGAAGTGACGTTACGTCATTCGTACTTCCCATACTTTACGAACTGTTCTTCCGATAGATGTTGGAATTTTTTAAGGCGCTTCTTGGTTTCGCCTTTGAGGTATCCTTCACCGATGGGTTCGCCATTGCGGATACGCTCCGCCATAATCTTATCGCTGTCTAATACATAGCCAGACTTCTTGTACTCACGGGCCATGACCGGAGAGCTTGCTGCCTTGGCGACATGCGCATCCCATACAGATGGGCGTGCTGCATCACTGAGCTTGGTTGTTTTGTATGTCATGTTCTCACCTTTGATGGGCTGTAATACTGAGCGACACGAGCGCCGTTTACTGTCTCGACCATCACTTTGTCGATCTCCATACCCTCATCTTTGAGGTCTTTAATTCGTGCGGCTAGTCGAAAGCATCCAAACTTTTCAAGCGCATCAATTGCAGTAATGCGATACCCCATTTTGAGGTATGCTTTGATCTCGTTGGTTTGTGTTACAGTCATTGTGTTCTCCTTAGATAAGTTTCTCTGCTGCATAGAGAGCAATCAGTGTGGCTTCTGCTCGACCATCATCTTTTACTCTAGCAAATAAGTGGGCGTATTGTGGAAGACGTTGCGTCACTAGCCCACGGCTCACGCCTTTGTCCCTGTTCAAGCCGAAGTGTTTCTTCCACACGGCGGGACTGACGTATTGAATGGGCAGCTTGCAGGCTGCAATGCCCATCTCTATTTGTCCGTAGCCCTGTCCAAAGCGGAAGGTACTACTGACACCCTGCCCCGGCATGGCCGAGACACGTTCAACAACAGCGAGGCATGATTCATCTGCCTCATTGCTGAGTATTCTTAGTAGCTCATGTAAGTTAATTAAAGTTTTACCTTTAGGGTTCTTCATCGTTGGCATGTCATAGCACTCAAGCTTGCCTGTCTCTGTCCAGTATAGGCTGACTGCTCCTGTATATCCGGGGTCTATTCCATAGATGAGCATGTCGATCTCCTTACCAGTCGGTTGAAGGCTTTGCGTTTGCTTGGATGCTGTCTTCCCACACGCCAGCCTGTAGCTTGACGCTAGGTTTTTTAATGCGTGATGGTTTTCGATTAGGCTTTGTCTTGGACGTTGGCTCTTGCCACTTGTCGTTGACATAGCAACTCATGCAAATGAACCAATGTTTTTCCATGGATCGTCCGCTGTTTGTTTTAAGAACTGCAACATAGAAGTTTGTTGCGATCTTGCAGGCCACACAGATGCAGCCCTTACCTTTCAGTGACCGTGATGTCATAGCCTAGTGCATCCAGCCAGCATATCAGCATGAAGCCAGACGGTATTCGTTTGTGTGTTTCCCATTTGTGTACCAAGGATGCAGTGCATCCAATCCTATGCGCTAATTTTTCTTGGCTTAACTCTCGCCTTAATCGAGCGTCGATTAACAGGCTTACCATTGGCTCGTAATCTTTTGGTATCTTCAACGGCTTGTTGAATCTGACGTACTTGTTCAATGGCATGGTGTACCCTCAATGCAGTATCATACCGTATCTCGGTGCTTCCATTGATTGTCCTGTAGTATGTCGACGTTGGTATATTGGCTCGACTAAAAGCTTTGAGCAGGGAGACCTTAGCCTCCGCTGCTTGTTCTGTTATTATCTGTAGATACGATTTCATACTGCATTAGTGCAGCAATCTATTCGTCGAAGTCAACATCTTCGACTTCGATTTCTCCATCGCCTCCGCAGTTCTCGCATGTCTCTGCCTCACAGTAAGGCTCGGGCGCATCGTTGTATGATGTACGCCCGGGCATATATTCTACCTCAATGAAGCCATCACCAGTGCATACGGGGCATGATACTGAGTGCTTGAATACATTCATGAGTACGGTATCTCATCCTCTATAACGGGAGCTACATAGTTAGCCTCCCATGCTGCGGTTCCGCGTTGGATAAACTTATCTCTGTCGAACCTTGGGTTCGTTGCCTCAAGTTCATCGGCAATGCTATGAAGATGGGTGGGCCACGGTACAAGTGGCCCAAGTTTATCAGCTAGAAATTCGTAGTGCTGTCGTGACATACGCATTGTGTTCTCCTTAGATTACGTTCTCGCCCACCATTGAGGTGAACAGTTTGTGATTCATTGCATTGCTGATTAGGATCTCGCGATTGTATCGCGCTACCTCTGGTGATCTGAGGTCATTGGTATGCGTAGCCCAGTGGGTTAGACAGTTATACAATGCCCACTTGTTCCAACCGAGATCAACTTTCTCACGATCCCAACCTGAGATAAGATTCTCAAGTTGCTTTTCGTTTGTCTTGGTCACTTGCTGTTGCTTAGTTACTACCTTGCATATGGTTGACCGAAAGAACTGCTCGACCTGATCGTTGTTCAATCGTGTCTGCATCCATGACTGCCATACTTTACTGCGGCTCATGAAATGTTCAGCGCCACCTATGATCTTGGCTGCGCTGCCATCCACGTTGACTGACGATGTGT